GGTAAATCGGCTATCAGTTCATCTCTTGTTTGATAAATGTCTATATATTGTGATTCTATTGCTGAATATACTTGCTCTATTATCGGTTGCTTATTTCCCCAACCGCCAAGTCTTGGGCCGGTGAAATGCCAAACATACGAATCGTTTATAAATGAAGCATCATCATATTTGCACATAACCATATTATTCCACACATCCGGCAGATAGTTAATTTCTTCTGGAAACAACTCCCACGACAATATGTTAATCGGAGTTTGCTCAACGGCATCCGGCTTTCCAAGTCTTCTCATTTCATCATTGTCAACTCCTAAAAAATGAAAAGATTTCCAATACTCGTAGTATTTACTTATATTATTTGATAATTTCAAATAATTTTGCTTATTCATAAAAAGAAAACCACAATTAAAGTAATTTTGAGGCGGAGTTTTTATATCATTATTTATTTTAGTCCATTGGTTCAAATGATAAGCGCCTGTGTTATATCCACCAGCATCTCTCACTACTGAAAAATTACTATCCTTATTTTGTTCAAATATATTTGGCGCATCCCACCTTACCATTGTATCGGCATCAACTATCAAAACTTTATCCCAGTCGCCATTTATTAACTTATCATCTTTCCATCTTTGCCAAATACCATTACCCCATTTTTCAAAGCCAAATTCTATATCATCGTTAGCAATGATTATTTCTATATTATATTTTTTCGCATAATACTTCCAAGTTTTTATGCATTTCTCAAGTTCAGTTCCATACCCATTATATAGTGGTATGAATATCAGGTTTTTCCCCATATTATCTGTTTAATGTATTGTAATAATCGTTTTGCTTTTCTTGTCGTTTAATATCCTTTATGTGTTTGATACAATATATTTCCAATGCTGGAAAGCTTGTATAAGATTCAAACCCAACAATTCTTTCATGAACTGCACCTACCCATCCAATTTTTTCCGAGTTTTTGTATAGTCTGGTTTGTACATCTGGAAAGTTTATCCAACCATTTCTATCCATACCCCAACCCCATTTTTGAATGTGCTCTTGCGTTATACCATTTACAATGTTTATTCGGGGAACGATTATTAAATCCTTATCTTCATTTTCGGAAAGTATATCTTCCATACTTGCTATAAGATTAGGGTCTAAATTTTCATCGGCATCTAACTGAAATATCCAATCACCTTTGCATTGTGAGTTAAGAAAGTTTTTCCATTGTGCAAAATCGTTATCAAATTCCGATTCGATAAGTGTAATTTTATCAGCGCCGGCTTGTAGTTCAAGATATTCGATTAGTTCAGGCTGTGCCTTTGGAGTGTCTAACAAAACAACTACTTCGCTGTTTTCTGTTTTGTAATTTAATAGGTTTGTAAGTAATGCGATTGTTTCATCAAACTCATTACATACTGTAATTGCGTAACTTATTTTCATAATTTTTAATTTTCTGGTCGTACTTTTTTCAATACTTCTTTTAGATAATCCCATTGTGCTGGGGTTAAATTATAGTGATGTACTCCTGCGGTAAATCCCTGTAACCATATAACAAATTCAGTCGGTGTCATTTATATATTTTTCTTTTGTGACTTTTTATCAATTCCTTTTACAGTAACAGCTTTTGGTGTCAATTCATTAACGTCCATTGTCAACTCTACAACTTTTGTAATTCCACTCAATTTATATGTTCTATAAGCTTGTGTTGTTATTAACTTTGATTTACTTACAATTTTTTCATAAATTTGCTCAGCGTTTCCTCTCATTTGTAATTTTTCAGTTTTTTCATTTACAAATTTTCCAAAAAATCTTCTAATTGCTTCGGGGTTTACGCCAGAAACTTTAACAGCATGTAATATATCTTTTGGTTTTGAAACAAATAATACAAATACGACGGGAGCCGTTGTTTCTGTAAACTTCTTACCCGTACCATCAACATAAATATATTCTTTTATTAAGTAGAACTTTCCTCTAGTTATTTGAGAATTTTTTACAATACTTTTGCTATCTATTAACTTTCTATATTGTGGATTGAAATTTGACATATATTATAAATATCAATCAACTTTTTTTAACTTAGGCAATTCTATTTTTTTTAATTTAGGTAATTCTACTGTTTTAAGTTTAGGAAGATTTATTTGTTTTAATTTAGGTTGAGCTTTACTATAAACACCATATGTTTTAAGTATAGTATCAAATAGTTTTGTCATTTTTTCTAATCCAAAATTTTGTCTATTTTTCTGACCAAGTTGAAAAGCCGCAGTCTTATACTTATCATAATTCGTATATACATCTTTTATTACGGGTAATGCTTTTGATATATTAACATTAAACCATTGAGATTCTTTCATAAGAAAATCATTTGCAGCTGATTCATGTACATTTTTTAATTCTCCTTCTAATAAGACTGCTCCACCTGTTTTAAGAAAGTCTAAATGTCCGCTCCAATTACTTACAATTACAGGCTTTCCGGTCAAACTAAATTCAAGAATAGGTCTGCCAAATCCTTCACCTTTTGTAAAGTTCAACATTGCTTTTACTTTTGGATGCTCATATAATCCATTCATTTCTTCAGAAGTCAAATCGCCGTGCAGAAGATAAACGGGAATTTTACCATAATCATTACCCAATGCTTCTTTTATTGATTTCCACATTTGCTCTCTGTCTCTAACGCTGAAATTTGCTGAAGATATTTTCAATACTAATGCTGGCTTTTTCTTTTCGTTCTTAAATGCCATAGCAAATGTCTTAATCATCATACCAACATTTTTTCTATCTTCTCCCAATATACCAGGCAACCAATGTCCTACAAAAAGGAATGCAAAATCTTCTTTTACAGCATCTAAAGAACTCAAATGTATAGGATTATCTACTCCGAATATCGTTTCGTCAAAACCTTCAAAAAGTATTTCAACTGGCTTGGTTATCATATGCTGACGAATTATTTGCCCTGTCATCCTATCCTGCTCATTATAAGATGTTCCAACTAAGCTCATTTTTGAGTGTTCCGATGGTACTAAAATTAAATCCATTTTATTACATCCCTCAATCCAATTAACGGGGCATAATGTAGTTTCAATTGCTGCGGTAATTCCAATGTTATAGTGTCCTATTGGTTGAAATTCATTTGGTACAGTAACTTGAACATAAATATCCGGTCTTTCCGTTAATTGTGGAAGTATATTGTTTATAATCCACATATGAAATTCATTGTTTGCATTTAATGCATCCATCGGAGTCGTACCCCAGCGAGTACTGATAATTTTAATATCGAACTTATCTAATTCACGAAGAGAATATAAAAGGTCTCTAGCGTGGTCGCCATAACCACTACGAGTTGAAACTGGCGCTTGAAATACTAATGTAGGTCTATTATTCATAATAACTTATTGTTTATACTAATTCAAATAATTCATATCTTTTACGAGGTTTCCAATTTGCAAATCCGGCTTCCATACCTTCTGAAATTGATTTACACATATATTCTAAACTCAACTTTCCATCTCCTAACATCCACTCACGTCCTTTCATTCCGGCTGCTTTTCTTTCCTTTCTAGTCATTTTGTACCATTCATTTATTGCTGGTGCAACTTCTGCGTAATCCAATCTGTCATCGAAAATATAAGGAGTTGGGATTGAACCGGCTGTTGAACGAACTGGCCAAATTGGAGTTACCCATTCTCCCCAAGTTACCGATTTTGCGTATGTTGCTTTATCGTGTAGTGAACCAATATCCACATAATCATCTTCGGTTAAATACTTATCCGAGCCTTTCATCTTAAATCCACATTGGTCTTGCAAACCACCAGTCACATTTACGATAATAGGTGTTCCTGCCATTACGGATTCTGCCGTTGCCAATCCAAATCCCTCATTTGAGGCTATGTTAATCGTAGCGTCTGCTAAATTACATAGCCAGTTTAATTGTTGCTCTGGGTATCTGTTTGGTGTAAATATGATTTTTGTATCAGGTGAACAACAATCCTTAATAGTTGTTGGTAAGTCTGTTCCATTTTCATCTACGGGCTGAGTATGCATTAACAAACAAACTTTACTTCTTTCCTCTTTGGGTAATTCTCTAACGAATTTATCAAAACCAAGAACAACATCTACCGGCTGTTTTCTACGGATATTTCTGTTACTCCAATAAAGAACAAAATCATATTCCGCATCTCCAAAAATAGTTTTCTTAAATTCTGCGGGTACCTCTTCGGGTTTGAATATATTTGGGTCAATTCCATGTGGAACATAACTTACTTGCCAATCTTTCATAGGATTCCAAGTGGGTTGGTCATTCATTCCCCAAACACGTTTTGTAATTCCGTATGTTTGTTTTGAAATACAACCAATCCAATCGCAACTTTCGTAATAGTCACGATTATATTTTGGGTCTGGTAAGTCATCCCAAATGTGATAAAAGAATAGGGGAACTGATTGACGGATTTCATGCTCCATATCATATAACCAAATCCAATATCTGGGGTCGGTAAAATGTAGGATTGCATCCGGTCTTTCCGTCATTAGTAGCTGTCTAATAATATCAGCGTTTCCATACCCGTTGAAAGGTATCAATCTAACATTAGCGTCTGCAACTCCGGTTACTTTTCTAACCTCTTCACTTAAATCGAAAATTTTTCCCTGGTCGGGATGATTGATTGCTGCTCCTAATTGAACCCAATCATACTTGTCTACCGTTCCTAAAACGAATTGCTTTGAAACATTTGCAATTCCGCTAGACATTCTCAAATCATCAGATAATAGTAGAATCTTCTTTTTTGCCATAACTTGTTTTTAATATATGTATTGTTTATTTTTATTTTTTCGCATCGCACATTCCTCTCTCGTAAAATTCACACCAGCCACACAATTTGGTTGGATTTTTGGGATAATGAATATCAGTCCTATAATTTCCCTCCGCATCAAAGACCGTGTCTACAAACTCCTTAAAACCACTCCAAGCCTTATTCAGGGATGGTTTTCCATTAGCGGGCACATGCTTTGATATTCTCGGAATAACAAACTCCGGATTATCCATTACTTTTCTTTTCAAAATGATAAATTCCACATCAATAATATCTTCTGATATTTTCAATAATTCTGCGTAGAACTTTTTATATAAAAGTATCTGTGCGTTTTTTACAGCATCTTTCTTTTGATATGAACTCCAACCCTTTGTTGATGTTTTGAAATCTATAATGCGGTATCGGCCGTTGAAGGTATCTCTAACAATCAAGTCTATAAATCCAACGAAATTAACATTATCTGCTATCTTTGTGTTTATTGGTTGCTCTATTGCTACCAACTCATCATGCTTTAATGAAAAGAACTTATTAAAGTTTTTTGATTTTTGAAAGTAATCCAATATAGTATTACCATCATCTAAAAATTCAACCAATTCCTCCTTTGTGCAAATATCAGTATTTCCAATTTCACCCTCAACTTCTTTAAGATAATGCTCTCTCATTTTGTGTTTAAGCGTTTCTTTCAAATTCATAAGTTTATCCGCCTGTGATTTTGAAATTCTTAAACACTTATCAAGGTATTCTTGTAGAGTTTCATGCATTGCTGAACCGAATATGGTGTGAATTGAACCACCACTTTGGCTTAAATCATCTATGTAAGCCAGTTTGTATTGGTGAGCGCAACCGCTCCACATACTATATTGAGAAAACGAAACTCTTGCCATAACAATTATTTATTCAAATATAAGAAAAATAGTTGGTGTTACCAACTATATTTTCAATTTTAATTTACTTATTTCTTTTTTTGCTATCCCGTATTTCTCACAAATGTATTTTATATTTTCACGACCTTCACGTGTTGCATATAAAACTTCTGCATATTCATTTGCCTGTCTTTCCGAACATTCGTATTCTTTTTTAAGAAGCTCAATCAAGAATTGTTCGTATTTATCATCGGCTTTACCTTTTGTGTATTTTAGATACTGCTTACCTTTTGGTAGTACATTTATATAAAGTTTATACATTTGCTCAGGTTCAAGCGTTTGAGTAAGCGGTAATAGAGATGAAACCATTTCAACCCATTCAGGCTTCATAGACAAAAATCGGTTAATCATAAAATTACTCCACGATTTTTTATCTTCTTCAGAAAGTGTTTTGAAATAGTTTGGGTCTTGCTCTACAGTCAATGCGTTCAAATGGTCAAATAACTTTTTAGCTGCCATCTTATTCAATTATTTTTTGCTCTTTTAATTCTTCTGGTAATAGGTCTTGTAAAGGTTTTCCACAAGCGGTACAAAGATATAATTCTATTGGCAAAATAGAATCTTTTGCGCCACCTGTAATTAGCCTTGATATTTTTTTGAATCTGAATCCTGGCATAAATACTTTATTGCCACACTCACAGTTAATATCTCTCGCATCATTCAGCGAAAAGTTTAGCGGTAATTGACCGCCTCCCATTTGTTGTCCGTCCATTTTTCTTTATTTTATTATGTTAAGAATTTGAATTATTGTACTCATAAATACAATCTCTTTATCAACTACCAAAGCATCTTTTGAAATACCTTCTGCAATAGTAAGTATTGTGTTTGCTACATTTCCTTTTGCATATTCATCTACTTTATCGTAAAGCATTGAATACATTTCGGAATAATCGTTTAATTTATTATCCGCAACTGCTTGTCTTGCTTTTAGAAATGTATTTCGTTTATCATCATCGGATTTTAATATATCAATCAATTTGGTTTTGAAATCAGACTCAACCATTATTTTATGGTCTACTTTCAACTCACCCTTTGCCGATTGTAATTGACAAGTGTTTAATATCCTACGAATATCTGGGTAGTATGAATTGATTACATCGGCTACATTTTTAATGTCGTATTTAATCTTTTCTGCTTCCAAAATACGAGTCACTTGAACTGCCACATCTTTCTTTGTTGGTGGAGTTATAGCGAATGACTGACAACGACTTTGTATCGGGTCAATGATTTTCTCAATGTAGTTACAAGTCAGAATGAAACGACAATGTTTACTGAATGTTTCCATTAGGTTACGAAGGATTGCCTGTGCGTTTGGTGTCATATAATCAAACTCATCAAGGATAATCACTTTGAAACCTGCAAATCCAACGGAGGATGCGAAGTTTTTTACTTTCGTTCTTACCGTATCCACATTGTTTTCATCAGATGCGTTAATAATCATACTATCACATTTGATTGTATTAACTATTAACTTTGCCAATGTGGTTTTGCCTGTTCCGGCCTTACCATAGAATAGTAAATGTGGAATATCATTTGTGTCCAAATACTGCTGTATCGTTTCCTTTACTATTTCATTTCCTACATATTCGGAAAGGGTTTGCGGGCGGTATTTCTCCACCCACAAACTATGCTCTTTTTTATTATTTTCATTTGCGAAAAAACTCATATAACTTTTTTATTTTCCTGTTGAACCAAAACCACCTATGCCTCTTTCGGTTGTTGTTAAATTATCTACTTCTTCAAATCTTATCTGTGGGTGTGGTATAATCATTATTTGTGCAACTCTATCACCAACATTGTAATAATCGTTTGGTACTAATGATTTAGTTTCATCATACATAAATTCACTATTAAACACCTTATTGAATGTGGCCTGAAGTTCTCCACGATATCCACTGTCTATTACGCCAACGGAGTTACTTAATTGTAGTCCGGTGTTTCTTATGGAAGATCTTGGGAAAATCAATCCTACGAATCCTTCGGGGATTTCTAATGCTATCCCCATACCATATGTAATTTGTTCGGGTGTATCTTTAATAACCGTTGTTGCCACCAAATCCATTGCCGCATCACCTACTTTTGCGTATTGTGGTATAACCGCTTTTGGATGTAATCGTTTTATATTAACCTTCATTTTCGTTTTGTTTTTGTTCTTCTCTGAATTTTTTAGTTTCTTCACTAATTGGTCTTGGGAAAATTTTGAAAGTCATACCATTATAGTTAAATGCCAATACATCTTCTTCAATCGGTCTTAATTCTATTACTAATGGTGTTGCCTTACCAGGCTCTTTACAAAAGCCAAAAACAACTGGTTCAGTTTCAAAAAATTGATAACACCATTCAACATCATTGATAGGTGTTATATTTTCTTCTTGAAAATTAGTATTTAATGCTAGCTCGGTTTGTTCGTTTTGCATTTTTATATTTTATTGATTAAATAATTAGTTACTGATTTCAACAAGATAGTATTTACATACAAAATCATCTATTTGAAATTCAACGTGAGATAAACCGTCAGTTGAAACATTCAACTTAGCGGATGTTGCTTCTTTGTTTGCTGTTAAGATTTCTTTCAAATACTTTGCCGAAAAGCTGATTGGTTTTGTTTCTGATAATACATTTTTCTGGCAAGTGAATGTTACTCTATTCGTTGAAATAGAAGAATAACCGATTGCCATTTTAAGGTCACCGCCTTCGGTGAATACAGTGAATGTATCAATATCACTCAATGCACCTTTAGCTTTAATGAACTTATCAATCATTTGAGAAGTCATATCAATACTGATTCCAAATTCAGGCAATGCTTTCAAATCTGGAACTGGTGGAATAACTCCTAAATCGGCCAGCTGATATGATGTTTCTGTTTCATCGGAAGCCAATTTCAATGTGATTGCTTTATCACCTGCTTTTTCAACTTTAAGTGCAATATCGTTATCCAATACACCAATCATATTTTTCAATAATGAAGTCGTATAGATACCAACATTAAATGGGTTTGAGGTAAATGCATTAAACTCAACCTCACCCAATAGTGTTTTATCATCTGAAATAAATCTCACAGATAATTTGTTTCCTTCGGCGTTCCAAGCCACAGATTCAATAAGTCCTCCTAATGAATACTTCTGAATAAATCTTAATAAACTTTGTTTGTTCATAAATTTTACTTTTTGTTTTATTTTGTTTTACTAATATACGAAAATTATTTTATAGTGCAAAGAATTTTTTAGATTTTAATTCATTCTCTACAAGATTTTCACCACAATAATCGGGTATAATATATTCACCCGGCTTACGGAAAACCAATACATATTCATGCGTTTTAGGTACATACCTTTTACATGCCGATTGATATTGTGTAAATAGTGCAAATGGTGATATATTTTCCATTATGATTATGTCGTGATAATCAAACCCTGCCTCTTTGAAAGCACGGGTGGTATCGCCATGGAAATCATATAAGACTCCACCTGCTCTAAAGTCACCAACAACCCAAACACAAAACGAACCGGGTTTAGCTACACGATAACAATTATGCGCACATACACCAATCATATCCATAAAGGAATCATAATCTTTCAAATCACTTAGCTGCCCATCTACACTTTCATATTTTTCAATGTTATAGTATGGAGGACATGTGAAAATCATATCGGCAAATTCATCAGGCGTTTCTTTTAATAATGTTCCATCTGACATATGCACCATTGGTTTGATTCCTAATTTGTCAAAATGTGCGTTTACTCGTCTATGTGTGTTTGGAGTTATTTCATATCCATAATAGTCACGTCCTAACATTGTCGTTACTACTGCTCTTGTCGCTCTACCTGCGAATGGGTCTACAACCTTTGCGCCCGGCATTGACCAGTATTTAATTATATGCTCAGCCATACCCGCATGAAATTCGGACATCTTTGCCTCAACCATTTCGCCTTTTTTATATACATGCTTATTTTTTCTGATTTCAACTTCCCCATCATCCAAATAAGCATTATCCCACTTTGCTTTTGATTCGTTTGTAGGTTTGATTATTGATAAGGGTCTGAAACCAAATTGGTCTTTTACCGAAACATCCTCTCTTACGGGTAAAACCTTTGATTGATTTTTATAATGATTTTCTTCTCTAAACATAACTTAAATTAAAAACTGAAAAACTTTTTTGCTGTTTTGGTTTCGGTTGTTGCCTTTTCCCACTTCAATGCGTTGTAAAAATCATCAATCTTATTCTCAAGTTCAGCTTTATATATTCCATCTCTATCTACATAATTCTGAATAAAATCCATAATATCTTTCGGGTCATTGTAATCTTTGAAAGCCAATGTATCTAGTCCGAGTGGATTTGTTTTGAGATATACCCATTTAACCTTATCACCATCACGTATAGGTTCATGCTTAAACGGACAATTGAAAAACTTTAATAAACGATTATACGATATTCCAGCTTTAACGTGTGCCGGTGTTCCCTTCTCAAATGATGCTACCGCTTGACCGGTTTGCCACCTACCATCATCATACTTACTCAATTCTTTAATTGCTCCACCCTTTGCTATTTTATTTACGGGTAGATTAACCATATCTTTTTTGAATTGTAAAAGCGATTCATCTATTTCCTCATGTGATTTACCCATTAGAATATCTTTCAACATTCCAGCCATAAATGTTTGGAATGCTTTTGGAAACGAACTCCTAACTACATCAAGACCTTTAACGTCAAGCTTATCACATTTGATTCCATTTTTCAAAATCATCCATTGAGCATATCGTTTCTTTGCTACCCAAAATCCTGCTTTACTGATATACTCCTTTTTGATTTCAAAGCGATGCTTCTCTTTTGGAATAAAGAAAAACCTCTCTGATAACATATCGTAAAACTTATTTAAGAATGATTGAGTTTCCTCAGCGATTGTGTTCACTTCGGTTGCCATTCGGTCTTGGTCAAATGTTTTGTAATCGGGATAACGATGCTTAACCAACGGTTCAGCCATCATATAAATTGAATCCGTATCAATATAAACATTGTAGTCCTCTTTTGTTCCAAGCTCTTTCCAATACTTTATGTTAGCCATTTCGGCGGTCTTTTTAATAACTGTTTGGCCTGTAATCGTAACGGCTTCAGCATTATCAATATCATAAAACCGAAAGGCAGGAAGACCAAGAACACCATACATAGAATTAAGAAGAATTTTTTGTACGAGCTGCCTTTTAGCATAAAATTCATATTTTTCAGTATCTCCTTCTTCTCCATATTTCTTTTCTAATTTTCTAAAATCAACACGTTTCTGAAACCAATCATTAAGAATATCTGCAATAAGACCGGGCTTATCTTGTGAATATAGAACACCATTTGCCGCAACACCCAAATTACTATCACGAATAACGTCATCCATTTCCTGTCTACTATATTCGTATTCTTCGGAATCATTTGCTACGGTATATTTTCGGTCTACACCCTTTATCCATTCTTCTGGGTTCCAATCTTTAATCTTACCCACTTTCGTTTCGGGAGAGATATTAAGAGTCATAATGATTGAAGGATATAGTGAAGTCAAATCCAAATCATAAATCCAATCGTATTTGCCCACAATCGGCTCCTTAACATATGCACCAATGAATTTTTCCTCATTGTTATCACGTAGTGCCTGCATTCTTTCCTTACGGTCTTTTGGTTTGTTTGGTGCTACCAATCCTTTCTTTTTGAGATATGCTAAACATGCTCCCTCTAACCACTTTGACGAGAATATATAATCTTCGTATGGAACAAAACCGGCGTGACAAACTGCTCTACAAAGTTCAACGAATTGTAATTTATCATCCAATGCTGCCACAAGCTCAACGTCCACAATGTTATACTCAATGAACTTTTCCAAATCGTTTTCAAAAAGGTCATCAAGGTTTCCCTCATATTCAACCTTACCACGTTTCAATTCCTTTGTAGCAATATAATTTAGTGTATAACTACTCTCTAATGTATAGGTATAAGTCTTATATAGATTAAGATAATCTAAAATACTAACTCCACCAAAGCTCCACTTATCTCTGTAAGGTGAGTAGAAACATTCGCCTATTGGAGATAATCTTTTAGCGTGTCCTTCTCCACATACATTTTTTATACGATTATACAAATATGGAATATCAAAAAAGTCTATATTCCATCCAGTCAAAATAGTTGGAGTAATTTCCTCGTAATAATTAAGGAATGCAAATAAAAGATTTTTCTCGTTGTCGAAAACGTGAACATTAACTTTCCTGCCATCCTTATTAAAGTTTTTTGCATTATCTTTAATTTTTCGTTTTTTGTCTAATACAAATACCTCATAAACTCTTGAGATATTATCTTGTGCAGCGATTGCTGTTATTTCATTTTGAGCCTCTTTTGTGTTTGGTAAGCCGGTAATCATTTCAACCTCAATATCAAAAGTCAATACCGTATGCCCTGTAGATGGTAAATCGGAATCGTAAATATCCACCAACACTCTGGTAGTTTCGGGAATATCTGATTCAAATAAATCCTCAGCCTCGTCCTTTTCCCACTTACCAATACGAGTCAATCGGTCGCCATACATTGATACGTGTTGTCCGTGTGGGTCTTTTTTATACGCATACTTACGGTATGGCATAGTTTGATACCCACTCTTATCATCCCAAAGGTGAATTAGATTTTTCTGTCTTTCGTAATAAATGTTTTTATATGCCATTAAGTTTTTCGTTTAATATCTTAAACATAGTTTTATCATTCAAAGATAATTCTCTAGCTCTATTTAAGCTACGAACTTCTTGCTCCGTTCTAAATGTATCGTTGTCCAATAAATTATCCAAAGTTTGAAATAAGTCTTTCTTAAACTTAAAGAACAATCCATTAGGGTCAATTTCTTTGTAGCAATCTGATTCTTGGAATATCATTGGCGTTCCATTCATCATACAATCCGTTGCTGCTACACTCCAACCATAATTCGTTTGCCTCATTTGAACTCCAACCGTACATTGTTGTAATCTTTTATAATAATCGTGCTTTGCAACTTTTGTATTATCAATCCAACTATATTCCGGCTTACCGTCTAACTGTGGCACCCAAACTTTGAAATCCTGTCTACGCTCTCTGTATTCTTTCATTAACTCTATAAACTTTGGATAGCCTTTATAAGCGGCTGCTCTATGATTGAAAACTACGATTTTTTCCTTACTTTGCAAAGGATTTTGGATTATTTTATTTTCCTCTATTCCCAAATTCCAAACATATAATATCTTATCCAATTTAGATACAAACTGGTCATTAAACCAAATTCTAGCTTCTTCTAATACTCTATCTTTTTGTTCTTGTGTATTTAAGAAGCATGTTTCCATTTGAGATACGCCTAATAATTCTATCGGCATCCATCTCCAACGGTTCTTGCGGTCTTCGGAATTACAACTTTTCATTTCCCACCAATGACAATATCCGACTATTTTTGTATCAAATGAATTTTTATATCTACCAACTTGCGGCCAATCAGGCAAATGTGAGTATATTACATCGTATTCCAATGTTTCAAGCAAT